GGTTCTTTGGGGATTGGAAGAACTCGGTAGGCTGCACGAGGGAGTGTACTGTGGCACTGATGGAGTTTAGATGTATTCGAGTCGTGACCGGATGGAAAGACGGTATGCCGATCTTTTACGGGGATGCTCCCAAGTGGTTTAGGCGAAGGTGCGAGAACGATGGAACAATTAAGGGGTGAGTTCGAAATATTCATTAGCTATAACGATTTGGAGCGAGAACAAAAACGCGACCTAGACTACAAAATAACCACTGCAATTGATGCTATTGCTTCCGCCTTTGCAGTATGTCGTCATCAATCTGCACTTGCATTTTCTGCTGGGAAGGATAGTACGGTACTTTGGCATCTAATACGAAATCACTTTCCGGAGCAAGCAAAACGCATGAAGATTATCTATGGAAATACCGGAGTGGAATATCCCGAATGCGTAAAATTTGCCCGTGAATTAGCCAAGGAATGGGGTGAAGGAAACTTTTACGAGGCCACTCCCTTACGAACGGAATCTGAGGGGCTGAAATACTCAGCGCAACAAGAGATCTTGCAATATTTTATTGAAGCCGGACGGGTCAACGAAATTCTCAAGGATGACGGTAAGCTCAAAACAACAGGAACACTTGAAAGAGCTTGCCCAGCCCATTTACGTGAACGGTTTGAACGCGAAAAGATGATCTGGCCAGTAGGAACACGCAAGAATTATTGGTGGTGTGTAGATCAGTATGGTTGGCCACTGTTAGGAAAGGCCTTTTCTAAATTGAAGGCTCACAGGATTAACATTGACTGCTTTCTTCAGTTCTCAAAGAGCGGGAGTGAAAATCAGAAGTTATTAGTCTATTACCAATTACTTAAAGAAGTGAAAATCTCGCAAGCTTGCTGCGACATTCTTAAAAAAGAACCAAGCGAACGATTACAAGTGGAATTGGATGTCGATGTGATTTTCAAGGGGTTAATGGCTTCAGAGAGTCGGGCTAGGCAAACGAATTTTATTAGCAGGGGTTATTTGTTTAAATCTCATCGCCCACATCTTAAGGATGATCCGTTTTTTCACTGTAATCCACTCTCGATCTGGACAGATGATGACATTTGGGAATATATCAAGCGGTTTAATGTCCCATATGCATCTCTCTACGACATGGGATGGACCGATAAAAACGGAACGTATCATAAAATCAAACGCAATGGATGCATAGGGTGCGGCACAGATCTTATGTATTCCAACAATCATATGGCAATGTTGCGGCGAACACACACAGAGCTATGGACGATGTTTATGAAGAAAGGTATGGCTGCTGAGATCCAGAAACTCCAAGTTGCTAAAAGAAACGGCCAGTTATCACTATTTGATGTATATGACACTGATACTCTACTTGACATTAGGCCATGCATCTTCGACCGCGTTGATCGCTTGGTTTGGGATGATGACACATGGAGTGATGAAGCAGATGAATTTGATCCGGAAGTGGATTAATTGGTAAATAGGGGAGGAAATCATGAGATTTTCATGCCATAGACAAATCTTAAACGATGCTATATCGGTCGTTCAAAAGGCTGTAGCAACTAAATCAACCCTAATCCTTCAAGGTGTTCTTGTCTCCCTAAAAGGCAACGAGCTCCAATTTACGGCAACAGACCTTGAAATGGGCATACAGCATACGGTTCAAATCATTGACGCTCAAGAGGAAGGTTCTTGCGTCGTACCTGCCAAGATATTCGGAGACATAATTAAAAAACTGCCAAATTCTCAGGTTGATATCGGGGTCAAGGATGGGCAGATGATTATTAGGTACAAGGGATCATCTATTGAGCTACAAACGCTTCCGACGGATGAATTCCCAACACCCCCTGAGGAAGCAGACATGGAGATATCTATCCCATCTGAAATCTTAAAAAAAGGTGTAACTAAAACGATTAGGGCTGTTGCGATTGAAGCTAATCGACCAGTATTCACAGGGATCCTAATAGCGATTAAGGACGGCAGGATAGAGTTTGTCGCTACTGATACCCATCGACTAGCCGTTGTATCGAGCGTGATAGATTTCGCCGGAGAATTCAAAGCTATTGTACCTGCTAAAGCGTTGGCGGAAGCTCTCAAATTCAGTGGAGATACAAAGTTGAAGGTATCGAAGGGCTCGCAGCTTATTCTCGAATCTGACGCAACGAAGATATATATCCGGACGATCGAGGGGCAGTTCTCTAACTATCAACAGGTCATACCGAAAGAGCATCTAACAGCCATAAAGGTATCGAACAGTGAGTTCAAGGGCGCTATTGACCGAGCTATTCTGTTCACCGATAGTGATTCTAAGGTGATTAAGCTGAATGGTTCGGAGAGGATTTCCATAGCAAGTGCAAGTCAGAAAGGAAAGATTAACGAGCATCTAGACGTGGAGCATACTGGGGAACCCGTTGAAGTCGCAGTTAATGCTCGGTTTATCCTGGATGCACTAGGGTCGGTCGGGGAAACAGTTGAAATGGAACTCAATGGGGCGTTTTCACCGGTGACGCTTAGGGATGATGGATATATTCATATCGTGCTGCCAGTGCGAACGTTTTAGGTGAATATATGAAATTTAAGGAGGACAAAGCATGAGTATTAAGATTAACAAACTGGAAATAGAAAACGTAAAACGTGTCAAAGCCGTCAAGATCGAGTTCACTGCAAATGGTCTGACCGTGATTGGCGGTAAAAACAATCAAGGCAAAACGTCTGTACTGGACGCTATCGCGTGGGTTTTAGGCGGTAACTCATTTAAGCCTTCTGATGCCCAACGGACGGGATCAGTCATCCCGCCTAACCTCCATTTGGTCATGTCAAATGGGTTGGTCGTAGAAAGGAAGGGTAAAAACAGTGATTTAAAAGTCATTGATCCTAATGGCCAAAAAGGAGGCCAGAAGCTCCTTGATGAGTTTGTCGGGCAGTTAGCACTTGATCTGCCGAAGTTCATGCAAGCGACCAGCAAGGAAAAGGCTAATACTCTCCTACAGATTATTGGAGTAGGTGACAAGCTGTATGAATTGGAAAAACAAGAGCAGGAAACATACAACAAGCGCAAAACTATTGGCCAGATTAAAGATCAGAAAAGCAAGTTTGCAAAGGAAATGACCTATCACCCTGATGCCCCCAAGGAACCAATCTCAGCCGGTGATCTAATCAAGCAGCAGCAAGAAATACTCGCCCGTAATGGGGCGAACCAGTCAAAACGCCAAAGACTTCGGGAGATCTCGACAACCGTTAATAATTTATCAAACCAAATGGCTGAATTGCAAAGAAGATTGGACGCTGCACTTGCCGATCAAGAAGTTGCTAGCAAGTCAGCCCTTGACCTTCACGACGAAAGCACTGAAGAGTTGGAAAACAATATTACCAATATTGAAGCCATCAATATAAAGGTAAGGGCCAACCTTGATAAGGACAAAGCCGAACAGGATGCCCTTGAGTACAGCAATCAGTACGCAACCATCACAACGCAAATTGAAGGCGTTAGGAAAGAAAAGGTTGACCTACTTACGAATGCGGATCTACCACTATCTGGTCTATCTGTAGTGGATGGCGAACTTACCTATAACGGCCACAAGTGGGACAACATGTCTGGATCTGACCAACTAAAAGTATCAGTGGCCATTGTCAGGAAGCTTAATCCTAATTGCGGTTTTGTACTCATGGACAAGCTCGAGCAGATGGACATGGATACATTGGATGAGTTCGGTAAGTGGTTAGAAGCTGAGGGATTACAGGCCATTGCTACCCGAGTAAGCACTGGTGACGAGTGTAGCATTATTATCGAAGATGGCTATGTCAAAGGGGCCGATGAACCTATTCAGGAAGCAGTCCCTACATGGAAAGCAGGTGAATTTTAATGCCAGAGCTTAAGGGTATTATTCTTGGCCTATGGGAGCGTGTTAATCGAACCGGAATAAAAGAATTAACGGGTTTCCTTGATGAGTCTGATTTTTTTCAAGCTCCGTGCTCTGTGAAATACCATTTAGCCAAACGGGGAGGATTGGCTGAGCATAGTTTAAATGTTTTTTACCTTCTACATGAAAAAGTAAATCGTTACAAGATCGATATACCGGAAGAATCGATCATCATTTGCGGCCTTGGTCACGATCTCTGCAAGACTAACTTTTATCAAGAGGGCGGAGAGCCTTGCAGTGAAGCTCAATACGGTTACCTTTGTAACCTTTGGGCACAGAAACAGGGATTAGTTACGGAGATTAGATCAGACATACTTTTGAAAATATTTAATGAAGATGGACAGTTCCAACGATTCTTACCTACTGCAAGTGCAACTATTTTAATTGATTGGCTTAAAAATCGGCATCGAGATCCCTTTCCAGAATTGCCGGTTGTGTATTCAGTTAAGGATGAACTCCCCTTGGGACACGGTGAAAAGTCGTTAAGCGTACTTCAGGATTTTATTAAGCTTACTGATTCTGAAAAGCTTGCAATTCGCTGGCATATGGGGGCTTGGGATTTAAGTGATTATTCCGGTAGATGGGCCTTTAATAACGCCAACAAGATGACTCCTCTTGTAGCATTACTTTCAACCGCAGACTTTGAGGCAGGAAATATTTTAGAAAGAGAAGGGGAGTGAATTTTGATGCAAATCTCACGCGGTAAGATCGCAAGGGCCCAAAAGGTTGTTATATATGGCCCTGAGGGAATCGGTAAGTCTAGTTTCTTGGCAAATTTTCCTAATATTATTTTCTGCGACACTGAAGGCAGCACGCTTCACATGGATGTCGCTAGAACGCCGAAGCCTAGCAGTTTTGCCATGATTATAGAGCAGGTCAGATACTTCATAAAGAATCCCCATAAATGTAATACTTTTGGAATTGATACAGCGGATTGGGCCGAGAAGTTATGTGCTATAGAGTTATGTGCAACGGCAAAGAAGGATGGTATAGAAGGCTTTGGATACGGAAAAGGGTATACCTATCTGGCTGAAGAGTTTGGAAAACTGCTAAACCTATTGGAAGAACTCATTGAAGTTGGGGTTAACGTCGTAATAGCAGCTCATGCTTTTACGAGAAAATTTGATCAACCAGACGAGATGGGATCATATGACAGGTGGGAATTGAAACTCACAAAGTATGTGGCTCCTATGGTTCGAGAGTGGGCAGACATGGTCCTATTCGCAAATTACGAAACCTACATTGTCAAAACAGATGATAAAAAGAACAAAGCCCAAGGCGGCAAACGATTTATGCACACAGCCCATCACCCATGTTGGGACGCAAAGAACCGCCATGATCTTGATCTGAAATTACCTTTTGAATTTAAGGCAATAGCTCACTGTATCCCGGTTAGAGGTAATTCAACACAGACATCCACTAAGGTTATTACTCCTGAGGTAGTGCCGCCTATTACCCCTCCAGCAACCACATCGCCTGAGGCTCCAGAGGAAGCACAACAAGTAAATCAAACTATACCTGCAACAGAGTCGAAGAGGGAATCATGCAGCCCGGCACATGCTATTACTAATTACGAATCATCTTGTGCGGAGAATTGTGTTAGCTGGGAAACGTGTAAGGGCATTAAAGAAAACCACCAAGGACAGCCAAGGCAAGATTCACCTAATGTAGAAACTCCTCCTAAAGTAGAACAGGCTGAAAATGATCTATCAGGTGTTCCAAAGCCACTGGCAGACTTAATGGCTACAAACAGCGTGACAGTCAAGGAAATACAACAGGTCGTCGCCAGTAAGGGGTACTATCCAGAGAGCACGCCGATAGCCAACTATGACCCTAATTTTGTATCGGGGGTATTGGTGAGAGCATGGACATCGGTATTTCAGGCAATCAAGGACTTTAGGGATGACATTCCATTCTGATCTGCATTGTAAATCGAGCACGGCCAAGAGAAGTTGACAATAGGGGAGGAAAAAGACATGAGTAACGATGGACGCGAATTAGGTTGGGATGAACCCATCGAGAATGACGGCCCAGATTTTGTAGTGCTACCCGAGGGTGATTATGACTTTGAGGTTGTGACCTTTGAGCGCGCAAGACACAACGGCAGCGATAAGCTACCAGCTTGCAATAAAGCAATTGTCCACATCAAAGTACAAGGATCACAAGGTGCGACCACCATTAAACATAATCTATTTTTACACTCGATCACCGAAGGTATGTTGTGTGCGTTTTTCGCTGGCATTGGGCAACGAAAGAAGGGCGAAAAAGTCACAATGAACTGGAACGCTGTGGTAGGAGCAAGGGGCCGCTGTAAAGTCGGAGTTCGTAAGTGGACAAGCGATAAGGGTAATGAAATGACCAACAATGAGATCAAGAAATTCTACGATCCGGGAGAAGGAACACCGACCAAAAGCTTTGAGGCTGGGAGGTTCTAGTCAATGCAGCTAAGGCCATATCAACTGGAAGCCCGACAGGCCGTGCTAGACCAATGGGCTAACAACATACTCAAAACCCTATTGGTGCTCGTAACTGGCGGGGGAAAAACAATAATTTTCTCAAAGATCGCTGAGGAATGCGTTAAAAATGGTGAGCGAGTTTTAATTCTCGCTCACCGCGGGGAACTGCTTGATCAAGCTGCCGACAAAATGATGAAAGCTACAGGTCTTGGATGTGCAGTAGAAAAAGCCGAACACTCATGTATGGATAGTTGGTACCGAGTGGTCGTTGGATCTGTTCAAACTCTAATGAGAGAAAAGAGACTTATGCAATTCCCGACTGATTACTTTGGAACCATCATCGTAGATGAAGCTCACCATTGCTTATCTGATAGCTACCAACGTGTACTAGGTTACTTCGATAAGGCAAAGGTACTAGGTGTTACCGCCACGCCTGACAGGGGAGATATGCGCAACCTCGGGCAGTATTTTGAAACCTTAGCCTATGAATATACTTTGCCCAAGGCCATTAAGGAAGGCTATCTTTGCCCTATCAAAGCACAGACTATTCCGCTAAAACTGGATTTATCAGGCGTAGGAACACAGGCAGGTGATTATAAAACATCAGATTTGGGGTCAGCTTTAGATCCCTACCTGTATCAGATTGCAGAGGAAATGACTAAGTGCTGCATGGATCGCAAAACAGTTGTATTCCTTCCACTGATTAAAACAAGTCAGAAGTTCCGCGACATCTTAGAATCCAAGGGGTTCAGCGCGGCGGAAGTAAATGGTACTAGCGAGGATCGGGCACAGATTCTTAAGGATTTCGAAACCGGCAAATACAATGTGCTTTGTAACTCTATGTTACTTACTGAAGGTTGGGATTGCCCAGCAGTGGACTGTATTGTTGTTTTGAGACCAACTAAAATGAGAAGCCTTTACGTACAAATGGTCGGGCGCGGTACCCGCTTATTTGATGGCAAGGATTATTTATTACTATTAGATTTCTTGTGGCACACAGAACGCCACGAACTCTGTCACCCTGCACATCTCATATGCTCATCGCCTGAAGTAGCTCAAATTATGACAGAGAACATTGAAGAAGCTGGGTACCCAGTAGATATTCAAGAGGCTGAGGTAAAAGCCACGGAGGATGCGGTGGCCGCACGAGAGGAAGCACTAGCAAAACAGCTACAGGAGATGAAGAACCGTAAACGTAAGCTCGTTGATCCTCTGCAGTTCGAGATGAGCATTCAGGCTGAAGATCTGGCTGGATATGTCCCGGCGTTCGGATGGGAGATGGGGCCACCATCAGATAAGCAAGTTCAGACACTTGAGAAGTTAGGTATATTCTCGGATCAGATAGAGAGTGCAGGCAAGGCGGCCAAGCTTTTAGACAAGTTGGATATGCGTCGAAATGAAGGGCTTACTACTCCAAAACAAATTAGATTCTTGGAGGGCCGGGGATTTCAGCATGTGGGTACTTGGGAGTTTGAAGCAGCGAAAAAACTCATTGACAGGGTTGCTGCCAATGGCTGGAGGGTACCGCATGACGTCAATCCATCAGAGTATAAGCCAGTAATTACTAATCACGATTCGAGTATGGGGGGAGTGTGGTTGTAGTGAAAATCGTAAAGAAAGATAACGCAGGTTCAGATTATTATGTTGAAACGGTTATATGTGACAACATCAAAAATGACTTCTATGGTAAACAAATCGAAAAATTCTTAAACGACAGGTTTATGACCAATGAAGATTATTACGTATTAGAATCAGATGATTATGTACTACGAATTGAACCATTTGAACCTTGAGATCGACTAAATCCTATTTATTGGGGGCTTAGACATGAGCGATTCAAAACGGTTGACTAGGAAGTTTGGGGATAAAACAGTATTGCCGATGTTGCCAATGCCAGAAACACAATGCGAGAAAGACTTGGTTAATTTTCACAAGGTGAGAAGAGAAATCGAAACTAAAATAATTAGGCTTTCGGAATATGAAGATTCAGGCTTATCTCCTTCTGAAGTTGCCGAACTTGCTCAGGCCAAAGCAACGCTAAAGCATATTGAGAGCAAAAAGCCATGAGCTTTGAAAAACAAACTGATTTACTCGAAATATTAGATCATATTGACCCTGCTCAGCTCAATTACCAAGACTGGGTAAACGTCGGCATGGGCCTAAAGGAAGCAGGATTTACCGCGAGTGACTGGGATTCTTGGAGCCAAAGAGACTCCCAAAGATATCACGGCGGCGAATGCTTCCGTAAATGGGATGGTTTTCACGGGAGCGCTAAGCCTGTCACAGCCGGTACTATTGTGCAGCTTGCCAAAGACCAGGGCTGGCGGCCGGAACGTTCAGATGGCGGCGGTCATGAACTCGAGTGGGGCGCTGTGATCGGAACTAAGGATAGCTTAGTCGTAATCGATAAGAGCTGGGTAGAGGCCAGAGAAGTCATTGAGCCCGAGAAATGGGTACCAACTTATCAGCTTGTTAAATATCTCGAAACCCTTTTCGAAGCGTCAGAAAATGTGGGATACGTTACGGATAGCTGGGAGAAAGACGGAAAACATCTACCAACAAAGGGTTGCTGGGACCGTACAGCCGGTGAACTTATTCAGCAACTTAATCAGTGTAAGGGTGATATCGGGTCAGTCCTGGGAGACTGCAAACCAGACGTTGGTGCATGGATCAGGTTCAACCCACTGGACGGAAAGGGCGTCAAGAACGAGAATGTCACTGATTTCAGATTCGCTTTAGTTGAAAGTGACGAAATGGAAATTGATAAGCAAAACGCAATAATTAGAGAACTTGAATTACCTGTTGCTTGTTTAGTCCACAGTGGGAAGAAGAGTTTACATGCAATCGTTAAGATCGATGCCGATACTTATGAGGAATATCGCAAACGTGTTGATTATCTCTATGATGTGTGTCGCAAAAATGGCTTTAAGGTAGACAGCCAAAACCGCAATCCCTCCAGGCTGTCCCGGATGCCCGGAGTTATGCGGAATGGCCAGAAACAGTTCCTGCTCGATACAAATATCGGCAAGGAGAACTGGAAGGACTGGCAAGAATGGATCGAGGGCATCAACGACGATCTACCAGAACCAGAGAGCATGGCAACCTTTTGGGACGACCTCCCGGAGCTGTCGCCACCTCTTATCCACAATATACTCAGGCAAGGCCACAAGATGATGTTAGCTGGACCAAGTAAAGCCGGTAAGTCGTTTGCCCTCATCGAGCTATGTTGTGCTATTGCAGAGGGCAAAAAATGGATGGGGTGGGATTGTGCCCAGGGAAAGGTCATGTATGTCAATCTAGAGCTTGATCGGCCCAGTTGTCTGCATCGTTTCAAGGATGTATACCAGGCTTTAGGATGGGAGCCGCTGAACTTAGGCAATATCGATGTGTGGAATTTGCGCGGTAAGTCGGTACCAATGGATAAGTTGGCTCCTAAGCTGATCCGGAGAGCGCAAAAGAAAAACTACACAGCTATCATCATCGATCCCATTTACAAGGTCATTACCGGTGATGAAAATAGTGCTGACCAGATGGCCGCCTTTTGTAATCAATTTGATCGTGTTTGTACCGAATTAGGGGTGGCCGTGATCTATTGCCATCATCATTCGAAGGGTAGTCAAGGCAACAAGCGAAGCATGGATAGGTCTTCAGGATCGGGTGTATTTGCCCGAGATCCGGATGCACTCTTGGACCTTATTGAGCTGGACCTAACTGATTCGTTGCTTAAGCAAGAGGAAAATAAAGCGGTTTGCAAGGTGTGCGAATCATGGCTAAAAAGGTATGTGGCCAACTACCAAGATGAAGTATCTCAAGATGATTTATGTAGTGAAAAGCAAATTATATTGGCCTGTGACAAACTGTTAGGACAGGAATTATATCGGGAAATGCTCAATGAAATCTATCCTGTTAGGAAGAAAGTACAACAGCGGTCAGCTTGGAGAATTGAAGGAACGCTTCGGGAATTCCCTAAGTTTAACCCTGTTAATATTTGGTTTGATTATCCTACGCATCAGGTGGACGATATCGGGAGCCTGAAAGACGTTGAGACTGAAGGGGCAGCACCATCATGGAAGGGTAATTTTACTAAGAAAAAGAAGCCTGAGGAACGCAAAAAAGAACGACTAGATTCACTGGAAACTGCTATCAAGGGATGCTCTTTTGACGGAAATATTACAGTAGAGGCTCTCTCAGAATACATGGGGACAGTCGAAAAAACGGTAAGAAATAGAATCAAGGAGCATCCAAAATATGAAATAGTTCACAATGAGATTAGGGAAATATTCGATAAAAAATAACTTTTCCCTAAAGGAAAGTAAGGAAAATCGTTCGACATTTACTTTCTCTTAGGGAAGAAAAACTCGGTGTTTTATTATTTCCCTCGTTCTTTCTCTTAGGGAAGAAAAACTCGGTGTTTTACCGACTTTTTCACAAAAGGAAAGGGAAAGGGAAAATCTATACTACGTATAGGTGTTTTTCCCTTTCCCTAGCACGTGGGTTACGGGGGAAAGTAAGGAGGCGTCGGCTAAGCCTCCTTACCTTCCTTCCCCTATCCGTAACTAGGAGAATTTTTTTGAGGGTTGAAAAAATCGGAATGTTAAAAAATGGGAGGTTTAAAATTATGGAAGATCAAGAAGGCATTATTGCTGTTGATGAATTTAATGGCAAATATAAAATCAATGAAGATTACCGGCCAATGGCAGAAGCTCTAAAAACAAAATTCAAAGAGCTTGAATATGTGCCAGTGAAAAATATCCTCTTCATCGAGAACACGGAGGACAGGCGCAAGAAGAATAACTTAATTGTTTATGCTCAGATAAGCAAGATGCCGCCAAAGTTTGAGGAGATTATTTATCAAGTAACCAAGAAACGTTTTGAGTACATGCTGGAGATTTTCAAGGAAAACACAATTTTGATGAGTAGGTCGCAGATCGTCGCCCTGATCTATCACGAGCTAAAACATATTCAGTTGGTACAGTCAAAGGATGGCCCCAAGATCGATCTCGTTGGACATGACGTAGAGGATTGGATCAACATGGTTGAAAAGCTGGGGCTAAACTGGGCCAGTACTAAAGGCTCAATACCAAATCTCTTGGATGAAAATATCAACTGGGAAAGCATCGAGGGACCGCATTGCCTTTTCCCTGCTGAAATATCACTAAAGCTGGTGAAGTAATGCGGACGGAGTTTTTCATGGCCATGAAACCACCAACGGAAACACACCAAGAGAAAAAAGCTAGGTGCGTAAAGGGTAAACCACAGTTTTACGAAGACGATCGACTTAAGGCCGCTAGGGCTAAATTAACAGCTCATCTGGCAGGACATATACCAGATCAGAAATACACCGGTGCAACGCGACTCATAACAAAGTGGTGTTATCCGATCACAGGAGATCACTATGACGGGGAATGGAAAACCACCAAACCTGATACCGATAACATGGTCAAGCTACCCAAAGATGTCATGACTAAACTAGGTTACTGGACAGATGACGCATTGGTTGCGAGTGAGATCATTGAAAAGTTTTGGGCCAAGGTACCCGGGATTTATGTGGTCATCGAAAGTCTTTAAGGTGGTGGAGTGATGCAGGAGAAGAAAATATATCTCGGTGATCCGCGAGGAGATAAAAAGGATGATCACACACACTGGCAAGATTTGCTCTGGAACAGCTGGCATGCGGATCAAGCGCTATATTATCTTTTGCACGGTATTCGCTGTGGCGGGGCAGAGGTTGTACGAACTCAGAGTGGATTCCGCTTAATACCGGGGGAATGGTCGGTTGATGAGTGGGAGGAGATTAAGCGAGATAAGTTAAGCCTTCTTAGGGATAAGTTGATTAAGGTTTTCAAGCTTACTAGGCTTGGAAAGGTAACGGATGAGAAACTGCCGGACGGATTTTTTAAACAGGGAGGATAAGAGACGTGAGTAATTTGCTAAAACAGGTTGATGCCGAATTAGAGATAGCTAAAAGACTTAATCCAATAATGGCCATGGGTATGTTAGCTATAAAAAAAATGATCGTTGAAGAGAATCAAGGTGTTATATCGTTTCATCGCCTTAATGGATTAACTCCAACGATCACCTCGTGTAGAGATAAACTATTCGAAGAGATTGGTGAATATCTCCAACTTACAGGTAAAGGTATGAAGGCTAGTGGTGAAAAGAATGATTGTTTTACTTCTCCAAGAAAGTTAATAAAGGAACTTGCTGACGTGGCTCAATCGGCGGTTACACAGATGCATGTTATAGCTGATGAGGCAGGAATTGATATAGGAGAACTCATGGATGAGCATGAAGCAAAGCTGATTGCGAAAGGCTATTTATTCAAATGAAGCACCTGAAGTATAAAAGCGAGCTTTACAACTGCTGCGCACCAAGGTTAGTTGGTCCTGATATGTACACCTGTGATGCGTGGAAGGTGAGAACAGGGCGAGAGATTAAAAACGTTGAGACGTTGGATGCGCTGGGAAAAATGTTGATAAGGAGCAATAAGGGATATCAAAGCAAGTCAAGGAGTTAATAGGATTCCGTTAGGAGGTGGGATTTCAATGGGTGGCAAAAGACTCGGTACAGTCAATATCCAGGAGATAGCCTTAGCAGCTGCTGTTGAGGCGCTGAAGCTTCAGAAGAACGATGAACGGATGCGGATAAGGAAGAACAGATTCCATAACACTGAATTACTCTTGAAGCACTATCTTGGACTAGTAGAACATTTTGAGCGTTCACAAGATAAAGCCTCGGAAGATCTAATCGAGGCGTTTAGTATTGAGGATATGGACAATGAAGAGGTTATTATCCGGGCTATCCGACGGAGCAGGATACGAACTAAAGTTATGATAGGGCAGATAGAAATCTGCTTAGAGATCCTTCGGGCGAAAATGATCACTAAGGGTCAACCAGAAAGATACGAAGTTATCCATAAGCTTTACCTAGAACCGAGTAAAATTTCAATGCAATGGTCAGACAGATTGCTGGTTGTGGCAGCTGAGATTCGTTGCGGTGAGTCATCAGTTCGAAGGTGGAGAAATGAAATGATTACAGAGCTGAGTATTTTACTTTTCGGCGTGGATGGCTTACAACTAGAGCTTTAGAGGGTTTTTAGGGGCTTGACTGAAGGGTGAAAGAAACGTGAAATTTACATGAAATATTTACCGTGTTATAATATTAGTATTGAATTTTGTCTTCAAGAAAGCCGTCCGAATTGGGCGGCATTTTCTATTTCCGTCAAGGCGGTGATTGTCATACTGAAGCCAGCTTACCCTTACAAGGAAAAAATACAACAGAAGTACAACGAGATTATATTTCAAGATAAATACATGTTCTACAATTGCGATGCTTATTGGAGCTATGAATTTAAGCTTAACCCAGATTCATGGAACTCTATTGAAATGGTAAGCGTTGACTCCCAAGGCAATGTAATAGGGTTCTTGAAGGCAAACGTTGATAGATCGGCAGAAAAGGTGTCATCCCTAGGGGTCGTGAACTTCTATAATGCTAACGCCGTATTCGCCAAAGACTTACGGCAATTCGTTTTAGATTTACTGTTTAAGTTTAATATCAGAAAAATTGAATGGACTGTCGTTATCGGTAACCCGGCTGAGAAACTATACGACAGGGCCATTGCAAAATATGGTGGCAGCGTTACTGGTGTTCATAAAGAAACGGTAAAATTGCAGGACGGCAAGTATTACGACATGAAGGGGTATGAGGTATTCAGATCTGAGTTTAATCTAAGGCTGTGATTGTGGTGGCTAGGTTAGCTTTTTCGTGTGTGGGATTCGAACCCAGAAAGGCTGGGCTCAATCCTAATTGTGGGAACTGCAAGAATTGGAATGGGACATGTTTAGACGCGTGAGATATTAGATGAGCTGTACGAGGGAGTCCAAGGTTTTATACGTTCGATAGGATGATGTGTGATAATCAGGGTATTAGAGTGGAATGGAATAAGATTTTAGGCATAAAAAAAGACCCATTCTTTAGGTCTGCGTTTTCTAAGAATATTATTTTTGAATGCAGGACATTTTTTTTATCATTGTTAAAGAATCTATATATTGCTTCAGTGAGTCGAATTATTGATACAAATAATTCGATTGACTTGACTGGATCCAAATTGTAATCAAACATAGTACAACTCCACCTTTAGTATTCTTAAAAATTGTCCACGTTATAAGTATGCCGTAAATAAGAGTATTTATACATCCTTCCGAACTGAGCAGGTAATCGAGGTGTCCGGAATGAATGTCGGTAATCAGGGTGAAGTTGGGCGATGGGTACAAGGCCTAATTATAATTAATATAAGTGGGTTCTATGAATCAAAATACTGGCGAAGGCTGCGTAAGGAAGTATTAAAAGCCGACAAGTATGAATGTCAGGTGTGTAAGGAAAAAGGATTCTACACTAAGGCTAACACGGTCCACCATGTCAACTACGTAAGGTTACATCCAGAGTTAGCGCTTGAGAAGTTCTATAAGAACGATGATGGTGTAGTGAAGAGGAACCTGATTTCTGTTTGTCATTTATGCCATGAGGTATACTGTCATCCCGAAAGGATGCAGAAAGAGAAGGAAGAACCTTTGACGGTGGAGAGGTGGTAGGGTAATGATAATTGCATTAACAATGCACAGGGATAGATACTTAAAGGGATGCATGGATGACCTATTGGATAAATACCACAACATAGTAATTGGACGCAATAGATTAAATAATATAATTAGAATTGCTAACGGAGACGTAGTAAGAGGCTTCACTTCTTCGTCAAGAATGGATGGGATTAGAGTGGATATAGCAATAGGAATAGATTCCGACCGTATCTCGCGTCATTCTAAAATAGAAGATCCTGTATGGGATTTTGAAAAGTTGTATAAATACCTTGATGGAATCTCCAAACAGATACCCCCCATCCAATAAATACCGATATTAATCCAGGCCCATCTCTC